TCTATAGCAGGTAGATCTATGTGATCGAAAACTTCTAACTTATTTAAAGTAGAGGGTAGCTGTTGAGCAGCCCAATCATTAAAACTTTCTTCAGACATTAATCTATTACTACAATCATCTAAACCATCTGGAAAGAAAATTTCAAAAAACTTACCAACTACGGTGTCGGCCATTGCATCGACGTCCACGGTTCCAAGCAGGTGAGGAGCATTGAAGTTTCGCTTGATGAGAGCCAAGACATTCTCAATAAGCCCAGGTTGTCGTGGCTTTTCCGCGCCGGTCCTAAGAACGGGACGGAGATAGCCCGACTGCCTACGACAGATTGCTGGGTCGTCTTTTGACAGATCTAGCCTGCAATCGTCTAAATGGAGATGAATGTCTCTTACCCTCAGAGTGAAACTATCGTAATCATTAAGCACAGTTGAATTGTTGGGCAGAATTCTATCATAGAAATGCTGTAAATCAGATGGATCGCCCAACTTAGCAGTAGGTAAAACCATATTCGAACGACTTTGCAATGGACGACACGTTAATTGCTATGCGGTACCACCTACATGTTTGTACATATCTAGTAGAAAGGGATTAACACTCTTAATTCTATCTATAGTATTCACAACAGCATCCGCGGTAACAGTATAATACACAAGAGCCTGCGTATGCCTACTGAGAGCTACAACTACATGCGGTCCGTCTTTCTTAATAATACTTACAGGGTGAGGATTCAACCGGACAAGGGAAACAACCGGATACGTCTCTCCTTGGATTTCATGGACAGTGTTGACAAGGCTGCTAGCCTTATTAACATCGTCCAGACAACTAACGTCCTCGTATCCCGCTTTCTGTAAATCAAATTTCTCCGCCTGTGTGAACGTGATGACCTTTCCAGGTAAGGGTAAAGATTTAGCATCAAAACACGTCCTCCCTGGGACTAACCGCACACTCACAGAACGATCAACACTTGAAGTAGTAGTGACCGTACGTTTGTAAACGTCTGATAACCAGGCGGTCACATCCGTAGGGCACCTATGAGTGACTGAACGACCTTCCACTTTATCCACTCCAAGAGTCTTGAGGCTTTCAGGGAAATCAAAATTGTCGACCCTGGGTAAGAATGGTATTTGCCTAGTGTCCCCAAAGACTTTGAGTTGTGAACACTGGGACATTACTGCGCAAAACCATATCAGACCCGGATGACACATTAAACCTTCGTCAACCCAGACGGTGTCAAAAGTACAACGAGACGGGTTCATGATGAAAGAATCAATTGTTCGGACGTTATGCACATCCGCGCGTCTCGTTTTGTCAGCTTCATTAGCACGTCGCCGTATCATCTGGGCGGCTTCCCTGGTCGGCGTCAAGACAAGGTCCTTAGAGAAATCACAGGACCGGAGGATTTCAGACGTTTTCCCACACCCAGGAACACCATCAAACAATGTAGTAAAACATCGAGGCTCAGGAGGGCTACCATCATGTAGAGTCCCTCTCAAATTGTGCAGCATCTTAAGATATGAATAAACCTTTGTTTCTGAGGACACTGCTACAGCTTTCCACCTTTCATCGGGCACTATCTTTCCATCGACATAATCAACGCAGACTATGCGCATCGACATGTCATGACATTGAGCGACGCCCCACGTATGATTCTTCTTGCCTGGTTCGGTAATCCACTTGCCTTTAATGCAGTCAAAAACCCCAACATCACGTGGATTCCTCACATCACCAGCCCACCATTGTTTGAGAGCTCTCTGAAGATTATTAACAGTGGCACACAAACTTGCAGCCATATAATCCAAGAAGTTAAGCATCTGTTGCTGCTTAGTTGAACCTTTGTAGAAAAGTGCCATCTTTTGAGGTTTGGCAATGACATCCGCCGGTAACATGTGGAAGTCAGAGAGATCAGTAGCATTACCATCCTCATCAGTGAACCAAAAGTTGTGCTCGCTCGCGGTAGAACCGCTGAGTGGCAGAACGAGTTTGCCGTTAACAATGCCATCATGCAAAAACCTTTCGGAGGCACTCTC